AGTGTGGACTCTCGGCACCCATGGTGGCCGCTGCCTGGGTATCGAGGGGCAGGGAAACCTCGTCGTTGGCGGCCGGGGCGATCGGGGCGACATCGAAGGTACCGGCGGCCAGGGGGCTCGTCGCACCACCGACCGGCATCTTGGTGATCGCGCACTCCTCGGGACGCTCGGCATCCATCGCGGGAGCGAGACCCGCAAGCTCCTGCATACGGCGCAGGTCCGGCAGCGCCGTCAGGCCCAGGAGCCCCTCGTCCACGCGGTTCCGACGAACATCCTTCTTATCCACCATGACCATTTCTCCGTCGATCTGAACACCGACTGTATTGCCGGGCGCTTTTGCAATCTTTACTGTGCCTTCTTCGTCGCCAACGAGGACGTCGTCACCGATGTTTGGGACGAAGTCCTCATCGGCATCGTCTTCCTCGGCGACGGAGGCTTCTTTCTTCTTCGCAGTCTTCTTGGCGGCGGAGCGATGGAACAGCGGGTTGATGCTGACGCCATCCTCTTCCGGAACATCGGCCTCGACGTCCTGCTCGGGGGCGACTGGCGCCTCGACGTCCTGGCCCGCCATCTCGCCATCCTCGTCCACACCGAGAAGCTCACGGGCACGGTCGGCATCGTCGTTGTTGAGGGCGTCCACGACCTCCAGGATGTTGTCCACGGCCATGTCCGCGACGTGGTCGATAACCTTGTCCTTGTCGAGGTTCAGAAGCTTCGTGAGCTTCGCGATCAGGTTCGAGTTGTCAGACATCACCAGCCTTCTTCGTCATGATCTTCTTGCGGCCGGAGACAGTCTTCGATGCGGTTTTTTCGACACGCTTTTCCGTACCCGGCTTGTTGATCGGGTAAACGACACTGGCTTTGTGCGTTGAGAATTCGAAGAGGTCTGTGACAGTCATGATCCGTTCGACAAATTGCGAGGTATTTATACGAAAAGACCCGACGCTTTCGCGCCGGGTCTTTCGTCTTGATTAGCTAGCGGGTGCTAGGATCAGAGGGTCTCGCCGATGACGGCGGCCAGGGTGGTGTCGGCAGCGAACATCGGGCCGTGGGCCTTGATGGCAGCAACCAGAGCCGCGTCCGAACCCCAGGAGCCGGTGTGCTCGACAGCGAACTTCAGGGTGTAGACCGAACCGGCGCGGACGGGGGCGCCCATGATGACCGGCTGGCCGTTCAGGGAGATGACCTCGACGAGCTTGTCGAGAGCAGCCTGCGAGAGAGCGGAAGCGCCGGAGATGTCCACAGCGGTGGAGACCGAGTAGAACTGGAGGTTGCCGGTGAGGAACTCGCCAGCGAAAGCCTTGCCGTTGACCTTGTTATCGTACATGTGAAAGTTTCCTCTCAAAAGGAGTTGGTATGATTATTTAGTGTCGAAGGTAAAATCGGGTGTCAATTCCGTGATAATCTATGCGGCTGCATGCGTTGGAGCAGCGAAGCTGTCCACGCGTCGAATATCGGTAGCCGCTTCACCGAAATACCAAATCTCGAAGTCAGGATACGCCCGTTCAAGCCTGGATACGACAAATTCCAGCTTGCGGTCGGTGAGAGAGTAGAAGCTGTTTCCAGGCGCCAGCGGGGGGCGGATGCTGATCTTGTTCTGCTTCGGGTCGATACGGCCGACCGCGATAGCCTTCACCTCGATCTCTTCCTGGTGATTGTACTTCTTGCCCTTCCTCGGGAACTCTGCGGTCTCGATCTTCCCGCCCGGCAGCATGTACCAGACCGTCGAGGACCCGGCCTTGTGGCCGATCTCGGTGTAGTGGTCCCATCCCTCGGCGATCGGGTTGCGCCGCATCAGCAGGGCGGCGTCCTCGGTCTTGGCCTTCCGCTTCGCCTTGCCCTGGTAGATGCCCTTGTCGCCCTTGGGGTCGAAGCCCATGCCAATCCCGCCGACGCTGACGGCGACAGATGACGCAGCAGTCGCGCCAGCGCTCGCGTTTTCGCTCAATAGGCGCTCCAGCGCCTCCGTTTCGGCGGCCAGCGCCGCGTCGGTGATCTCGGAAAATCTCATGACGTGCACCCGTGTCCGGTTTCAGGATTGCAGACGCCGTCGATCTCCAGGTCGCGGCGCTTGGCGATCTTCGTGAGGAGGCCCAGGAACTCGCTCTTGCGCGCCTGCGCCCGGTACTTCTGGAGCAGGCGCGTCATCGCGAGTTCGCGACGGTGGTGCGAGAGGTCGGGCCAGTAGATGACGAGGCGGCGGATCGACTTCAGGCTGTCGTCCCGGATGCGCAGGTCGAAGTCGAGGCGGTTGAACAGGCGGTGGGTCGCGGGCTCATCGATCCCGCTGACGGAAATCTGGCGCAGCCAGCGCTGGATCAGCGGGATGCTGACCGGGTAGTGGCCCTTCTTCAGGCCCAGGGCGCGTTCCTGCATGATGTGGAGCAGCACGTAGAGGTCGGTGCCGTTGGCCCGCCATTTGTCGAAGTTGTTCCAGGACGTCGTCTTGTGGGCGTTGTCCTTCGCGAACTCGCGCGTCTCCTCGTCGGTGGCCAGGATGCGCATCCCGAGGATGTGGAGGAACAGAAGCTCCGCCACCTCCTCGGTCTCCATCTCGTGGGCCGTCTTCGTGGACGGGAACAGCTTGCTCTCGCAAAGCTCCCGGAGCAGCGGGATCATGGGGTTTCCAGGGTCTTGAGGAGGGCGGCCACGATCTTCAGGGCCTCGTCCTGCTTCACGACCTGACGGAGCTTCTCGAAGGTCTGCTCAGGGTTGAGACCCTTCACCTCCTGCTTGATCTCCTCCATCCGCTGAGGGTGGATGTGAAGCTGGCCGGTGAGGATCGCGTTGATCGCCTTGCGATCGATGTGGATCGCGTCGGTGGCGTTCGGCTTCGGGTTCGTCCAGGACTTGGGTCCGGCGGTGTAGGCGTGCGCCTCCGATCCGGCCTGGGCCAGTTCGGTCTTCTGACCGCTCATGAACGCCCTGTACTCGACGGGCTTGCTAGCAATCTGGCGCGCCAGACCCTTCAGGAACTCGTCGGCCATGGCCTTCGAGGCTTGCTTGCTGCGCACGGCCTGCGAGTTCACGCTGGCGGTCTCGGCCTCTGCGATGATCTCGCTGAAGCTGAGGTCGGTCGGCTCGATGCTCTCGTTGCGACGGCTCTTCTTCGGTGGCTTGCGCTGTCCAGCCATAGCCGGATTGTCGTTGCCGTTCTTGGCTTCGTCGCGGGCGCGCTTCGAGGACCACGGGTTGGTGGTCGGGTCCGCGAGGTCCGGATCGTCGAAGTCGATGAAGCTCGAATTGTGCTTGTAGAACGGCTTCTCGCGCTTGATCACGTTGTCGGCCGGGGCGGCAGGCTGGGCGGCAGCGGGTGCAGCCTGCGGAGCGGCGGCGGCCTGAGCTTGTGCCTGGGGCTGCTGCGCCTGCTGGGGAGCCGCAGGAGCGGCCTGGGCAGCGGGCATGGCCTTCGGGGCGGCACCGGCCGCCGGAGCGGCTTGCGGGGCAGCTTGAGGCGCCTGAGCGGGCTCGGCGGCCGGTGCGGCTGCCTGCTGTCCCGATGAGGTGAGCCCCAGGCTCGTCATGGCCGTTGCCAGGACCGGCTTGCCGTCGTAGCCGTAGTAGTCGTTGACGAAGTTGAGCAGGTCGTTCTCGGAGGGTACGAACGACTTGAAGCTGACGCCGTTCTGGGCGCCCACGTAGGTGCCCCAATCACGCTTGAGCTTGGTCAGGACGTTGGTCGCCATCGCGGCGCCTTTGAGACGTCCACCGGCCCGCGTCGCGCCGATCGCGTTGGCGCCGACCTTGCCCGCTGCAACGGCGCCCTTGCCTGCTGCCTTCGCAGCCGCCAGACCGAGCCCGCCGATGCTCGCTTCCATGATCTCTCGGGTGATTTCGTCGTCGCTGCGCATGGGGATTTTTCCCTTCTTGTTGGTCTCGTCGATGCCGCTCACGCCTTGGCGCGGGCTTCGCGAAGCTGGCCGATCTTGCGACGGAATTTGCCCTCGTCGCCGGTCTTGATGCTGTTGAAGAGGCGCCGCTTCAGTTCGTCCGCCGTGTCGGCGTCGTAGGCTTCCTCGATCAGGTTGATCAGGTGGGTCGCCGAGGCGATCAACTGTTGGGCTCTCGACTCGATGAACAGGTCACGATCGCGACGGGGCGCGTAACCATTCAGTTCATCAAGGAGACTTGAAAATTTGCGGTCCAAGTTATTCCTCTCCCTGGGAGTATCGGCGGATGACGTTCTCAATCATGTCCGCTGCTCTAGCCATGCCGGTCTCGACCCCAAGGGCGAAATCACCTCCCTCGGACTCCATAAAACCGCGCAGGCGGAAGACGGTGTCTTCGAGGTCGTAGATCATCGCTTCGTTGAGCGAGACAGACTCCTCGACGACTGGTTCGACAACAGGTTGTTCAACGGGTCCATCAAAATCCAAGCCCTCTGCCAGGAAGATGAAGGACCGCATTTGCTCTTCGCTCATTGGTTCACCTCGACGGTTATTTAGTCGGGTGACGCCTCAGCTTTCGTTCGCCTTGCCTGCCTTGTTGATCTTGGCCATCAATCCCATGACCGCGCTGCGGGTCGGATCGAGCTTCGGAGCGGGCGGTGCGGCCTCGAAACCGGGCTTTGCTGCACCGGTTGCCTTCTCGGCTTCGATCTTGGTTTTGAGGTCGATACGCGCCATGTCGGCCGTCATCGGCTTGATGGTTGCTTCGATACCGTCGCCCATGCAGGTGATGCGCATCGACGAGGGGCAGTAGGCGAGGGTGATCTTGCCGCCCACGGCCGAAGACGAGCGGGTCTTCAGGAACTGAAGCTCGTACTTGCCGTTCTCGCGATGGTTCTTGTTGGCAAAGATCGCGAAGACGTTGTCGGCCGTGTTGATCTTCGAGATGCCGCCCGCGATGTGGCTCTGGTCGAACTCGTCTGCCTCGACGGCCGAGCGGTTCAACTGCGAGGCCGTCACGCAGAGGCAGTTGTACTCACCCGCCAGGGCACGCATCTCCTCGGAGGTGTACTTGTCCTTCGTGAAGAGGTTCGAGGGATCGACGTTGCGCCCGTTGGGCGTCATGAGGTCGAGGTAGTCGATGATGATCGCATCGGGCTTGATGCCCGTCTTGATCTCGTACTCCTTCAGGAAGGCGCGGATGTCGTTGGCGGTGGTGCCCGCCTCGGGCATCTTCTTGACGATGAGTTCACCGGTCTTCTTGCCGGTCGAGCCCTTCTCCTTCGAGCGCAGGTTGATGGCGTTGGCCGTGTCCCGGATGTTCCGGAACACCTCGGTGGTCGAGCGGGCCGTCACCATCGCGTCGAGACGGGCCGCGACGAGGTCCTCGGAAAGCTCCAGGGAGAAGTAGACGACGTTCAGGCCCTCGAAGACCCAATTCAGGGCGATGTTCTGGAGCCAGAGCGACTTGCCCGAGCCCGAGCCACCGGCCCAGACGTTCAGGGCGCCGCGCGTGAAGCCGCCGCCGAGCTTCTTGTCGAGGGACGGCCAGCCCGTGGAAATGTAGGCCGTGCGGTCCCGCATGCGCTCCAGGCGCGCCAGCGGGTCCTGGAAGTACGAGGTGCCCAGGTCCTTCATCAGCGAGATGGACTGAGCTTCCTTGACGAGGCGCTCGACCTCGCCGCCCTCGCCCTTTTCCAGGAGCGTGACGGAGTCGAGGATGGCGATCTCCAGCGCCTTGTGGCGCGCAAACCCCTCGATGGTTTCGGGGTACCAGTTCGCGAGCGCGCCGACTTCTTCCGGAAGCAGGGTCTCGATCTGGCGGCCGGTGGCGGCCTTGACCAGGGACATCGGCGGCATGGCGCGATGCTGGTCGGAGTATTCGAGGATGTACTTGACCGGCTTACGAAATTCGTCTTCGAAGTATTCGGGCTTGATGATCGTGCGGGAGATCAGGAAGGAGTCAACGTCCGTCACCATGTAACGGATCAGCATCTCTTGGATTTCGGGGGAGTAGGCTTCGATTGTGTTCATGTAAAAGGTTTAGGGCCTGAAAATCTTTGAAATATACCGGCTTTGAAATGGCCGCCGATCAGATAAAAAGCTTTCGCTTCATCTGAATTCCGAGCTTGTTGTCGGTCGCTGACTCGATGATCGACAGGAGCGTCCAGACCTTGCCGTAGCGCTTGACCGCCTCGGCCGCGTCCTTGACGCCGGGCTCCCACCACGTGCGGCTGCCCTGACCAGCGGTGTGGCTCTTCGGGAAGGCCACGTGCCAGTTGTTCTCGATTGCGACGTCGATCATCTGCTGGCCGCGCTTGTCGCGGTCCGGGACCAGGATCACCGTCTTGTGGTGGCTCTTGATCCAGGCGATCTGCTCGGCGTTCAGCCGGGCGCCCAGGAGCCCGACACCATCGATCGCCACGGCGTCCAGCACACCCTCGACCAGGATGATGTACTTGCGACGAGACATGCTCATCGCCTTCGCGTTGAAGAGGAAGTTGGCGGGCGCTTCCATCTGGTAGCGCGTCGTGCCCTCGTCGATCGCGCGGGCGGTGTAACCGACGATCTCACCCTCGTGCCGGAACGGGATGATGACCCGGCGGTTCATCGCCTTCTCTTCCGAGGGCGACCAGTAGTAGGTGGCCGCCGTGGCGATCTCCTCGCCGCGCGAGTACAGGTAGGCCGCTGCGTCCACGAAGTCGGACGGCGGGTTGGCCATGTTCGCCCAATGCTCGAACGGCATGGCGCCTGGGGGCAGGGGGCGCGGCTGGAAGTGGGGCTTGAACGAGACAGGGAGCCTCGCCATTGCCTCGGGGCTTTTGGTGAGGATGGAGCGGTACTGGAGCGCCTTGAGGTTCAGGCGCTTGATCTCGGTCTCGGGCATGCCCATCGCGCCCAGGAAGCGCTGCATGTTCTTCGAGATCGGCTCACCGACTTTGCTGCGGATTTTCTCGCCGCAGTTGTAGCAGTGCACGCCCACCTGCGTGGAGTCGTGATAGATCGCGCACCGCAGCTTCCGGTCGGGCGTCTTCTCGCCGCGCAGGAGGCAGACCGGGCAGTTGATCTTCACGAAGCCGGAGCCGCCGTACTGGCGCTTGGCTGGCATGTAAGAGTTGACGGCGGACCAGAGAAAATCGTCGCTGATCAGCCGCTCAATGAACTTCGACATTCAGAAATTTGACCATTCGCAATAGACCCAATGTAGAGGCCGCCGCGAATGAGGGTCAATTTCTACGTCTCAGCGTTCGGACTCGTCGAGTTCTTCCCAATCTCCGACGATATTCTCATCGTAGTAGCTCACTGTGACCTCGCCGAAGACGGAACGCAGATAGGGGTGATCACGCACGATCTCGGCAACCATAGGGTTGTGCCATAGGGGAGTGTTGTCCGTGTTGTCGGTCACCATGGCGTCGATGCCGCGTCGGGGCTGTCCGTAAAGCATCAAGGGGACGGCGGTCTTGTCCAGGCGAAGGTGGTCACGGACAGTCTGATGAAGCGCGGTGCTCGTGTCCCAGACCAGGATCGAGTCGCCGATCAGGAAGGCACGTGGAGCGTCCGTCTTGGTCAACACCCGCATTTCGGCCGGTGAGGGGTTCTTGTAGACGATGCAGTCGGGGTTGGTCGGGCGAGCCCAGGAGGGACGGAACTGCGCGACGATCTCGCCCGGCTTCGCCTTCTCGTCGAGAGCTTGTTCGATGAGGTCGATGAAGTAGCGCATCGTCAGGCCCGGTAGACGATCTTCACGAGACCGCGCGGCGTACCGGCGGGCCAGTCGATGTTGTTGACGTCGCCGTCGTCCTCATCCTCGATCGAGCAGGCAAGGCAGGAGATGCCGTTTAGGCCGGAGCCCTGGCCATCGTCCTGTTGGGCGGGCGTGGTCTTGTCCGTGACCTTGAAGCGGACCCAGGTGACATTGGCCTCCAGGGAGAACCCCGAGACGCCCGTGAGGTCCGTGTAGCTCGTGGCGGCCATCGGGAACCAGCCAGCCTCGTCGGTGGGCACCTCGGCGTCCAGGCTGGCCTCGACGACGACCGTACCAGTGAAGTGGTTGCCGTAGATCGCGAAGGACATGACGCCTTCGATGTTGCCGACGACGGCCGCACCCGGATAGGCGCCGCTCAGCAGGTCGGCATCCAGGGGATACAGGTCCTCGGGCGTGATCGTGAAGGCGGTCGTCTCGGGGGGCAGGGGACCTTCACGAACCTCGACGTAGCCGGTCTCGGTGCGACCGCGATCCGAGAACAGCAAGCGCTCGGCGCCGGAGGCGTCCCGGCGCGTGACCGAATACGAGTAGAAGCCCAGAGCGAAGTCCTCGATCGCGATCGGCGGGACGGTGGCCTGATAGCGCGCCTTGAACGGGTCCGTCAGGGTCAGGGGAACGGTCAGTAGGACCTTGCCCGCCTCGCGGTCGGCGACCCGCAGCACCAGGGTCTCGGTGAGGACCACGGGCTTGCGATCGATGTCCTTCAAGAGGAAATCGATGTCGTTGGTGACGTTCTTCGCGAAGTAGATGTCCGAGCGCGAGACCGGATAATTCATGGTGTTGGCCCCCATGCCGGTGGAAAGGTGAACGACCTGAGGAAGATCATAGTAGTGAACGACCGACATGGGGATATTTAGTCACCGGATAGCCATTTTCGGTGGAACTAAATAGACTGAGTTAATCCCGAGACCCATAGTAGTATCATGGACGAGCGCATCAAAACCATTCTCGCGAGCTTCGAGTTCCTCAGCTATGGTCGCATGCTGGACGTCCCGTACCTCGGGATCATCCAGAACAGCGACAACCAACTGCTGTCGATGTACGTGCTCGACTCGATCCCCGAAGGCGCTCTGCGCGTCGAATTCATGCGCTGTGGCGAGGAGTGGTGGTGGGGTTCGAACCGCCAAATCCCGATCAACATCTACCTGAAGGAGCGCTTCCGCCCGTTCCGTCCGTTCCTGAAGCACTTCAGCCGGAAGGATTTCGAGTTGATCGCCGGTCCCGCAGTCAGCTTGCAGGAGACGATCGCGCGTCGCGTCCGCAAGCGCCAGATCACGCTCGTCCGCAAGATCGACTGAGCATTTCCTATTTGATCGTCATTTGATCGCGGCCGGGTTTTCCCGGCCGTTTTCGTGTGCGCGCGCTCTGCGGAGCGGGCGTTTCGCTTCTTGATCGGGTTTTGATCCAGTCGTTAACTACGCCGTCCAGTACAGGGTCGTACCGTCAGAAATTCGTTTGACGAAAATCAGACATCATGAGACCTTGAGTACATCGAGACGCCGGAGACGACGAAATGGCCACCGACCTCACCGTTGCTCAGATCATCAAGCAGCAACTCGGCGGCGGACGCTTCGAAGTCATGACGAAGGCCGAGAACTTTACTGGCACCGACAACAGCCTCAGCTTCCGGATCGGCTCGAACCCCAAGCGGATCAACGGCGTGAAGATCACGCTGAACGCCAACGACGAGTACGACATCGAGTTCGCGAAGATTTCGACCCCCAAGTTCGACCTGGAGACCGGCGAGATCAAGGGTGGCTACGAGGTCAAGTCGAAGGCCGAGGGCATCCAGGTCGGCCAGCTTCACGAGGTCTTCACGCGCCACACCGGCCTGCTGCTCTCACTCTGATCCGATCACCGCGCTCCGAGGTCGCCGATGTCTACCACCGCCAATCTCCCGATCGTTCGGGTCCCTGATGTCGCCGAGATCGTTCAACTCCGCGAAGGCCACCCGATGATGAAGTGGCACACCGACTCGTGGAACAACAAGCCCTCGACCTACCGTGTCACGGCGTGGCTCAAGTCCTGGAAGCCCCCAGCCCCGAAGATGTCGGAGCCGAACGATCACCGCGCCATCTTTGCCGCGATGCTGCGGAACGGACTCTCGTCTACGGTCCGCGAGTTCGAGGTCGATGGAAAGATGACCCGCCTCGTCTTCTGCACCCGCGAGGACGCTGAGTTCGTCGAGGTCGTCGGTGCCTGCGGGCTGATGTTCGCGATCCACGAGATAGAGGTGGTGGGGAAGGTCTCCTGGAGCGAGGATCAGATCGACCAGCACCGCCGTCAGGCCCTGATGTTCGTCGGCGAAGTCGTTTACTGAGGATCAGCATCATGCAGCGTGGATACGTCACCGCCGAAGACGTCGAGCTTTTCGCCATCAACACGGGCGAACTCTACGAGACCCACCTGAAGTACGGCCTCAACCGGGCTGGCCGCGAGCGCTGGCGCTCCCATGTCAGCAACCGCGTCTGGAACCAGTTCAAGCGCGAACTGCGCGGCAATCCGCTGATCCGGACCGAGGACCTGAACGAGGCGGCCGACCGCCTGCGGGACTACTACCTCACCCACGCGGCCGAGGTGAACGCCCACGTCGCCCAGCACGGTCACTGAAGCCACCCCGAGGGATCGCCATGCTTGCCCTGTCCACCATCCGCAGTCCGTCGATCAATCTGGAGCGCCGCAGGCTGATCCGGGACATCAAGCGCAGCGTGACCCCCTACCTCTGGGACAGCGGCTACGTCACCCGGAAGGACCCAAGGAAGTGTCGCTTCGCCGAGGGCAACCGCCGCCCGCTCAGGGTCTGGTACCCGCTGAAGAACGGCAAGCTCACCGACAAGAAATGGAAGCTGCGCGGCACCTACGTCCTGGGCGAGATCGAGGGGCTGTCCGAGGGCGGCGTGGTCACCGATTGCGGCGTTGGCGCCATCGTCACCACCGGCTACGACGAACTGCCCCTGGAGGACCTCCTGAGGCTCATGGATTGGGTGCGCCTCACCTTCCTGCCCCTGGCCCAGGCTCAGGCCGAGGTCAGCACCCAAGCGAAAGCTGCCTGAACGGTATCGGAGAGAACCATGAACCTGATCGTGACCACCTGTCGGACCTGCGGGACAAGGATGAACGGTATCCTCTGCCTGCGCTGCCTGGATGGAGACATACAGCGTGACCGCGCGGCCCGAGAGGCGGGCGCCAAGGCTCGCAAAATCGGGCAGCCGCTGGAGGCCAATCCCCACACCGAAAAGGGCAACGCAGAAGCCTGGGCGCTTGGATGGACCGATGGTCCGCGCCCGGCCGAGACCCTGTAGGACCACAAGCTGACGCTGCTCATGGAAGCTAAATAAGCTCCATGAGCAACGATATCCGCCACTATATCCGCCTCGTGGAAGGCGCCTGGAAACTCGGCTACCAGTACGGCTACCGCTCCTGGTGGAATAGTCACACGAACGAGTTCGTGAAGGTTAGTCCCCACGGCTCCCACGCAAAGGATGCCGTCAACGAGCCCGAGAAGTACAAGATGGAGTTCCCCGGCATCGAGCCGAAGACCGTCGTCGATCGTGACCCCCGCATTCTCGGCCCGATGTGCGCCGCCGGATGGGTCCGCGTTGCTGGCCAGGACCGCAACAACCCGAACACCTTCATGATCATCGAGGGCGCCGACATCAACGTTCTGAAGAAGCTCGCCAAGCGGTTCTTCATGGACATGGACGGCGAACTCAAGAACGTCACCCTGAAGGTTCGCAACGGCGACGGCCACGCAGGCGAAGAGATCGCGCTGCGCGGCGTTGACGAGGTCAAGGCCGTTCTGATGGGCAAGGGCGAGCTTCCCGCCGCTCATCAGATCGATGCCAACGACAGCATGATCTAAGGCACGGGCAGGAAGCTACCTCGCCAGTAGCTGCCGTCCCGCAGCTTGCCCCGGTACCCACGCGGGTTCGAGACGAAGGTCATGCCGTCGATCTCCCCGTGGAAGGTCAGGTGCACGTGGCCGAAGGCCAGGAGCGTCGGCTTCCGGATCGGCGAGAGCCGCTCCAGGATGCTGATGCACTTCCCGTCGATGTTCATGCCCGCGATCTCGGAGAACCGCTTCGAGGGCACGAAGTGCAGCAGCAGCACGACGCGATCGACGTGATCGTCCGCCTGCGCCGCCGCGAACTCGGCGATGACGGCGTCGTCGGCCGCGTCGTCGAGCGGGCACCCTCCCACGAACGCGATGCGATCATGGCGATAGGCGTGCCCACAGAGGTCCAGGACCACCACGCGCTGATCGAGGGGCGCATGCTCGCCCGGCTCTTCGTGGTTCCCGAGCACGGCCACCACGAGTTCGTAGTGGCGCGCCGCCGCGTTGTAGTAGTCCACCGCGTCTCGCAGCGTCTCGGCCGTGTCTCCCACAACCAGCAGCATCGTCGCATCTGGCGACTTGAACTTCAGCACGTCGAGATTGCTGAACAGGCCCGGCGGGCTGCCCTTCATCGCGTTGTCGAAGTGGAGGTCGGAGACGACGTCGAACATGGAACCCTCGGTGACGGTTCCCTTGGTACCTGAGCCCGGCAGGCTGTCAAACCAATCTACGGCTACGCTCTTCGGCATGGTAAATTCGTTTGACGAAAACCGGACGCCGCTTCATCATCCTGGCCCATCAGCGAGAGAGGTTGCCCGTGCCTGCACGAAGCCTAACAGTCCCTCAGGGGCTGAAGACCCGTGTTGCGTCCGTCGTCAATGGCGTCAGCCAGGATGGAACGATCGTCGTGGTGTGCGAGGGCCTTGTCGATGTCCAGGAGCTTACGCATGCCCTCCAGGGCCTCTACGAGCGCCTCACGGCCGCCGGAGGCGTCCAGAGACCGATCACCTTCACGGCGAGCGATCCAAGCGCCCTCCAGGGCCTTCCCAGGCGAAAATTCGAGGACGGGTGCTTCGAGCGCAGCCGGATCACCAACACGCCGGTCCACGTGTACGTCGCCGAGCAGAAATTCTACGTGATCCCGAGCATTCGCGACACGATCACCTGGGTCGATCCCAAGGGCAAGCCGCTGCAATGATCGATTGGGCCATCGCCGCCTTCCTGTTCCTGGGCTTCCTGGGCGCGGTCGAGGACGTGAAGCGCATCCGGCGGCGCCGGGCGCTGGAGCGTCAGGGCATCCACACCTGGAACGATCACATATTGCTGGTGGACTCGTCGCCCCAGATGGACACCACGCGATCGAGGTCCTCCTGAACGGGAGCGGTCACCAGGGCACCCTGAAGCACCGGGACATACCCGTTCTTGTCCTTCCATCCCTTCAGGCCGAACACGACGAAGACGCGCCCCTCCAGGCCAAGGTCGGAGATGGTTTCCCAGACGTCGCTGGGCAGGACCCCGTGATACCAGAAGCTCGGCCAAACCGCCGTGTCACGCTCGAAATACGTTTCCGCGCCTTCGCTGTTGGTTCCCTGCCACACGCTCCGCGTAACCGGGCGTTCGGGGAGTCCGCTCACTTCAGTGAGCACCCCGTCCGGCAAGGCGTCGGTGTAGCTCTTCGTGAAAACGATCCGGTACCGGCAGGGCTTCGACCGAGATTGAGGGAGGCTCATGGCTACAGCGCGAATTTGAGAAGGCAGAGGTAGTTCGGGTCGGGCGAGACCGCGAGGACGCCAGGGTCCCGCCTAATCCGCCGATTGTGTTTGTTCTGGAAGAGCACGATGTGCTGATCAAGGCCGATCCGGTCCACTTCTTTCGCAACCCTGAAAACGTCGCGGTCGGGCAACCACCATGCGGACCAGCGCTCGATGCGACCCTCGATCCGCTCTTCCCGCCGCTCCCCGATCCCGCTGGTCGTCATCCGCAGATACTGACCGGTGCGGCTCATCATCGTGGCGAGTTCGTAGGCCGTCCGGCGCTGGCCGGTCTCAAGGTCCGTGACCTCGGAGATCAGCACCTTGCGCCCGGCCCTGTTGTCGGTGGGCGCCAGGACGACGTCCAGGGATATCCAGGTCCGGATCACGTCGGGCGAGACGGGAATGAGGGCGGCGGTCACCAGCGCATCCTGTGATGAAAGGCGTCGTTGGGGTTCTGGTAGACGACGTTGAGCCCGTACTTGATCTGGCCGGTGTCGTACTCACCGTCGAGCACCTTGAGTTCGACCGACCAGTCGCCCAGGAACGTCTGCGCGCTCATCCATTCCCAGACGTCGGGGCGATCGGTCTTGAGATGGTAGTTGTAGCTCGCGCGGGGCGGGGAGCCGAGGTACCAGAAGGTCGAGACCTCGAAGCTGATGGGCTGCTCGCTCATGCGAACACCATCTTGAACATCACCCCCACGGTGGAGTCTGTGAAGCTGAAGCGCAGGCGCCCGAATTCGGTGGGCATGCCCTCGTCGTCAAGCTCGTCCTCGACGTCGAGAGACCAGGGGGTATCGGTCTGCTCGGCGATCCAGTTCACCATCTGCTCGTTGCGCTCGTACTTGTTCTCGCCCTGCAACCGGAAGCGGATGGACGCGGGCCACACCTGAGGCTCGCGGGTGAAATGCTCGAACCGGCCCGTGCACAAATCGCGCTCGTGCTCGAACAACCGCAGGACGCTCACCCGCGCGCCGATCCGCAGGGTGTCGTCGATCATGAGTTCCTTGACGAGGTAAGGAGCGCCCCCGTTACCCGTCACCGCGAAGACGTCAGACGGCATCGGCCGTCTCCGCCTTGTCGGCATCGAGCTTGGCGGACCACTCGTCGGTGATGAGGTTCAACTGGACCGCGATCGAGACAGCGTAGGCGATGGCGTGGGAGCGCTTGTAGTAGTAGCTCTCGGTGGGCTCCCAGATGTGAGCGTCGATCTCGGCACGCGGGCGGTCGATGAGGTGCGCCTTGCCCGGCCGGGGAAGGGCGATGACCACGGCGAGGTCCTCGACAGACGTCGGCTTGATCCTCCGGACGATGTCGATGTGGCCGTTCACGTGGGCAAGGCGCTCCACGATCTCGGGGAACTCCAGAAGGCTCCACTCGGGCTCGCGCGCCATCAGCGCGTCGAGGTGCTCTTCATCGCGCACGCTCGCGTAGATGCTGTTGGGCAGGAAATCGATCTTGAAGTAGCCGAGGTTGCCCGCCTCCTCGTAGTCGAAGGAGCACAGACCCGTCAGCGGATCGACCGGAGCATCCTGGAAGTAGACGCCGACGTTGTGGCGGACCTTCTGCCCCATGCCGTTCTGCTGCATGGCGGAGACGTACCGCAGGCCGTCGAGCGCATGGTCTCGATCGGCGAAGTCGATGTCGATGTCAGTGTCAACGTTGATCATGAAAGCAGAGGGTTTGAAAAGCTACCCTCTGCCTAGCACACCGCCTTTTGGCAGGTCGAAATTGAAAAGCTCAGAGCCTAATCTTGAGCGCCTTCGACTTTCTATAGTCGGGGTCTGTTTCGAAGAGTGTTCGCATCTCCGTGTCAACGCCGATGTCCTCGGCCATGATCAACTGAGAATTGAAGATCGCCACATTGAGCTTCTGGCCGCAGCAAGTGCATTTGATGTTCTGCGACATGCCCCCGGACGGACCCTCATAGAACTCGTTGTTACCGCAGTGGAAGCATCGATTGGCCCGCATCGCCCGCTCAATGTTCTCGCGGGTTGGCTCCAATGGACAATCCGAAAGCATGAACGGCGGGTCAGTGCGCTGGCTTCGACCGGTCATGCCAGCAAGGAAGTCGCGACCGCGACGGATGAGGGCAGGCATCATAATCTGAGCACACGAAAAAGGGCGGGGCACTGAGTGTGCCACCGCCCTCGCATTCCAGCAAGCTGGAGAGATGCCTTCTCAGTTGAAGGTATCGATCTCGGCCGACTCGTAGCTGGTGACTTCCATGCCGACGCAGACTTCCTGGACGATGGGGGCGGACCACTTCATGGCGTTTCTCCTGAACACGTGTTGATCACGTGAGGATATCATTGGCCTACGATTCGATGGCGCGCAACTTAGATTTCTCTCAGGGAAAATCACGGCCTCGTGAGGGCGCGATCCGACCGCAGGGAACACTGAACTCGTTTGACGAATTTATGTCAGTGCCTCTATGCACGCCATATTGACCCATTGCACGAGGATGCACCACCGATGCTGCATGCCGATCAGACTGCAACGACTGCCCGTATCATCGACAAGCCCTGTCGCCTCGTCGTCGAGCGCTTCGAAGGACAGCAGCCGTTGGCGGAGGTGAGCCTGGAGAACGACGACGGCCAGCGTTGTGAGCCCTTCCGCTGCCGATCGGAACGCGCTGTGGAAGAGGTGGTGGGCAAGCTGATCGACATCTATCCCGATATCGACATCGTCCGATGATGCGCGCTGTGAGCGGAGCCATCTCCTGGCTCCACGATCTGCTCTATCCCGGCGAGCGCGAAATGCTGGAGCATCTCCGAGACCCATCGAAGCGCCCCGATTGACCCGTTAACCGGTATTCGATCTGAAGGCGCGCCGTCGTTCGGAATTCGTTTGACGAAATATCGAACCGGCATAGTTTCTCCCTCAGAGGAGGACGTGCCATGGCGGAGACGCGTAACCGTTCCGAGGTCCTTGAGACCTTGCCGAAGGTGTTCATCACCGGCAAGGGCTGGTTCGAGAACGTCGAGGTCAAGGTTGTTTGGACCGAGACGAAGTTGGGTGAGGCGTTCCCCTGGCGCGCCAACAAGCACTACGTGCGAGCCTACTGCGGCGACCAGATCATCGAGCACGTCTTCCAGCCCTATAAGAGCGTCGGCGCGGCCAAACGCCGATCCCATGAGTTCATCGCCGCCCTGAAGACGTTCGCGGAGCGCGTCGAGCGAACCCAACCGGTGCGTTCCCTCACCACCGCCGCGCCCGTCCAGCAGCATTGGGCGTCCTGAGACCCCATGCCGATCTGGTTCGATACGGACGAGGAACTCGATCAGGCGGTCGCCGACGTTGCGGCATTGAGCCCAGCGGCTCGGCGGCTGCTGTCCGAGGTCATCGAGCACCAGGGCAAACGCGTGACGGCGGTCTCGAAGGCGGCGCTTGCCCTCGAAGGGCTGGGCTTCATCTTCGTTCGGAACCAGTCGTTCTATGATAGGAGCGGAGACCTCGATCCCTCCCTGTGGGGCGAAGAGGCCCTCGACGTCTACGAGACCCGCAAAGCCAGGAAGGCAGCATGATCCAGGAACCCGAGTACCCGCCCGCGCACCCGGTCAAGGCTGTTCTGGACACCCCGGTGTTCCGGCTGCTGAACCTGATGATCGACGAGCGCCTCGCGGGGATACAGGCTCACATGGCCATGCTGTCTGAGGACCTGAGCATAGCGTCGTCGGACAGGCCGGGGGCCTACGGAGGCCGCATTCGCACGCGGACCCACGACGAGAGCCGTGACGGTACGGAAGTTCGGCTCCAATACGACATCCAGCAGCTTGATCGTGTCGCGGACAGGATCGCCGACATCAAGCGCTTGCAGAATGAAATCGGCGACCTCCAGTGCCAGAAGCTCCGGCTCCAGAATGATTGGGATTTCACCAAGGGCGATCCATCCGAGCAGCTTGCCGTATTTGGCCCGGTCGATGCGTCCGGGGTTTGATGCCTACCTCCAGCTTATCCGGACCGACCCGACGCGCTTGACGCGGGCCGGGTTGATCCGTGTATTGCGGGACGGCCCTCAGAGCATGCGTCCGCCCCGGCTGCACCAGCAGTCGAAGGCCGAGTTGTTGGCGATCGTGCAGAAGGCTTTAACGAACGTGATCCTCGCGAGCGTCGTGGCCCCGCTGATCCGGCGAGAGGTCGCGGCCGACGCGCATCGACCAGAGGCCAAGACCCCGTGCACGACATCACCTTCATCCGCGAGCAGCCTGACGAGTTTGATCGACTGATGGCCAAGCGGGGGCTCCCGGAAGCCTCCGCCAACATCCGTCGCCTCGACGCGGTGCGCCGTACCTGCCTCACGGCGCTTCAGGAAGCCACGGGAGCGGCCAAGACCCTCGAAGCCGAGATCGGCACTCTCCGCCGTGACGGGAAGACGGAGGAAGCAACTCTCCGTGAGGGTTGGGCACGTGCGGCGCGGAACCGCATCCGGACTTTGGAGTCCGAGGCGCAGGCGCCGCAGAACGCCCTGGATAGCGAGGTCCTGAACCTCCCCAACGCCCCCATGGACGATGTCCCTGAAGGCAAGGACGAGAGCGACAACGTCGAGATCAAGGTCTCGGGTGCCGCTTCGCGCCGCCCCGAGGGACCGGATCACGTCGAGATTGGCGAGCGCCTGGGGATGATGGACTTCGCCGCTGCGGCGGCCCTGTCCGGCTCGCGCTTCGTTGTTCTCAAGGGGCCGCTCGCCCGCCTTTCCCGCGCCCTCGGCGCGATGATGCTCGACGTCCACACGCGGCAACACGGCTACACCGAGATGGAGGTGCCGCTGATCGTCAACGACGACGCGCTCTACGGGACGGGGCAGCTTCCGAAGTTCGGCCGGGACCTCTACGAGATCGAACGGGGGCACGAGGGCGAGAACCGGCAGTACCTGATCCCGACCGCCGAGGTGCCGCTGACGAACCTCGTGGCGAACACGATCCTCACCAACTTCGATCAGCCGCTTCGCTACACGGCCCTCACACCGTGCTTCCGCTCTGAGG